ATGGGAATAAGTATAGATTGGGAAGATTATAAAAAACAACTTTTAACACCAAGTAATACTTATGAAATGATATCTGAATATCTAACGCCTTATTTTCCTAAACGACTTTATAAGTATGGTAATTTCAACTCAAATTATTGGGAGAAAACTATCTTCAAAGGTGAGATATATTTAGCAATGTCTAAAAGTTTTAATGACCCATTTGATTGCTTACCTCATTTCGATTTAGATAAATTATTTAATTCTTCAAAATTTAGAAAAATTGTATTATCTCAAAAACCACATATTCATGAATCTGATTTTTTTAATCTTGATAGAAGTTATATTAAACAAAAAATCCTTCAAGGTTTACGTGAAGATTTTAGAGCAACATGTTTTTCTGAAATCTGGGATTCGATATTAATGTGGGGACATTATGCTGATTGCCATAAAGGTTTCTGTATTGAATACGATACAAGTGAACTAAGCGCAATTAAAAAAACTAAATTTTTTCCGGTTTTATATAATAAAGAACAATTTGATATCACACACGATTTGATTAATAACTCTCCAAATGTTGGACTCATATCTATAGTGGGAAAAGCAAAAGAATGGGAATATGAAAAAGAATGGAGAATGATTACACTTAGCAGAGATTCACAATACCAATATTATTTTAGAAAAGAAATCAAATCAGTCATACTTGGATTAAATTGCGATGAGGACAATATAATAAAAGTCCTTAATTGGGCAAAAGAATATGGTAAAAAAGTATATCAAACTCAAATCTCTTCTGGAAAATATAAAATAATAAAAGAACAAATATCATAAACTACCAACTATCAGTATTATGCTGGTAGTTTTTTTATTGCCAGAAAGAGAAAGGAGCTTAAGTTGGTAGATCAGAATGAAATGTTAAAGATCGTCACTCCAATGGTGGAGAATGTATGTGATCACCTGTGCCGGTTCCCCTGGGAGATCAGTGATCAGGAGGAACTTGATAAGATCTGCGGAGGTTGTCAGATGGGAGATCATATCTGCAATATCCTGAATACATATAACCGGGTGAGCAGTTCTGAGGCACAGACATTGCAAGGACGGGCTGTGCATGAGAATATGGTGGCTGACTGGAAGTGGCATTTAACGGAACGGTTCAGCCGGGTAAATTAGAATTCTACGGAGGTCGGCATGAATTTAAAAGAAGAAAACAAATTGATAACGTGGGATGCTGAATATGCCTTGAAAGAATGCGAAAAGAGGGCAGATAGTAGATGCCTGGAAAAAGATTATGTTGTAGAACAATTTATTAAAGCTTTTTCAAAAATGGCAAAGGATAAAGGTTATCTAAACTGATATTTGAAAGATTTATTGTTCCTTTATAATTGAATATTGATAGTTGGGATGATATAATTAACCTAATATTTTCATATTAGGGGGTTAAATATGTATACAAAAAAAGAACCTAACCACTGCCCAAAATGTTTGTGTAAGAATTTGTTTTTTGAGCCAAGATGTTTCAAGAAGGATAGACAAGGGATGGATACAGATACGGTTACATTAGGTGTGTGGTATTGTAATAACTGTGGGGAACTACTTGGACGGAAGATGTCTGAATATTATAATGATATAGACGAAAACAGTATTTAAACGGAAACCAACTATCAATATTCGGTAGTTGGTTTTTTATTGCTCAAAAGGAGGAATACATTGAGAAAATCATCAAAAGATTGCAGAGCAGACAGGGCCAGCGTAAACAGTCGCATACAGGCCGAGGCGGATGCAGCTATAAAGGCACCGCCGGTAATGACCGGAAGTGCAACAGATCCAGTATTTCTATTTACAAGCCTGTGTCCGGATCCGAAGCGCAGGAAGCCTCCTGTAAGGAAGAAGGTGCAGCATGAAGCTTAAAGAAAAACAGATAACCACTGTCCAGGTTTATCCAGGTAGGAAGTTTGGAACCATGATCGGCAGCAATGACGGTCTGATCGGGATCCTGCTTGATAGTGGTGAATACGTAGACGTTTCCCAGGAGCGGGTGAGAATTGTATTGGTGGAGGTGGGGAGAGATGGTAAAGACAAGGTTTAGTTATGTCCGGAAGAAGTGTCTGTACTGCGGAAGGACTTATCCTTCTGATTCGAAACGGACAAGCTGCAGCTGCGAGGATCACGGGAGATTGTTTGCGGTAGGAAGTTTGTATCAGCGAAAGAAGTTTACAAAATAGATCAAAATATATTTTTACCAAGTAAGAAGTGAACAAAACGTAAAGAGGTGATATTTTGGGAAATGTAAGACCATTAAATTACAGCAAATACGGTATCAGTAAAAATCGATTCTGGGAACTATATTACTGGTGCTTGCAGTATGGCGAATGGAAAGACGAGCTTAAATATAAAACGGATACAGTAGGGGCCATGGAGATTACTGACATGCCTACGAGTCATAATTGTGGAGACGCTACTCAGCAGTTGGCTATTAGACGGGTTATGTTAGAACAGAACTGCAGATTGATAGAGCAGACGGCCATTGAGGCTGATCCGGACATCTATCAGTACTTACTAAAGGCGGTGACAGAGGAAGACATTACGTATCGGTTTTTAAAAATGGTCATGGAGATTCCCTGTAGCCACAATACTTATTATGATCGGCGTAGAAGATTCTACTGGTTATTGGATAAAAGAAAAAAATAAAAAGCTTGGTAATCACGGGACGTGTCAATATGGTATATTAATATAATCCTAATTTTTGTAATGTGTAATTAATCAATTATATACAATAATTCGTGTACTGATGGCCTAAGTTTTCTCTTATGAAAAGCCTGTCGATTTTTAGCTAATAAGTGTCTCCTTTTAGGATATAAAAATATTAACATTTATGAATAGCAGTAATAAATGGCATAAAGTAGAATAAAATTTATTAATTTAAGAAATGAGGTTATATTTGTGATTTATACTGAAATTGATCAAATTCCTGAAGATAGTAAAGAATTAGTAAAAAGACTGATAAAAAAAGGTGTTATTGACATAGACGAAGATAAGTTTAATATCTCTAGTGAATGCTAAGAGATATTAAAAATTATTTCTCGTTTAGGGTATATATAACTTGTAAATATCATGAAAATGAATTATTATAATAGTAAAATATAGTAAGGGGATGAAAAAGAAAGACATGGATGACTCTAAGCTAAAATATGTTGTGTTTGGAATTCAATTCAATCATGCGTTTAAGATATTAGATTATTGGGGCGAAATTGCTGATGAATTATTGTATAACAATAATTTTTTTGACTCAAATTATTTCACAAATATAAGCACGCAATATACAACTGAAAGATCAGTTTTTAATAAAAACACAGGAAACTCACTTAGATTAACTTCAAATCAATTGATATATAAGTGCTATATAGAAGGTGAATTCGAAACAGATTACAAGCAATTTAGTAAAAAAATTGAAGAGTATTTAATACCTTCAATAATAAAGAAATATGATTTGATTGTAAGAAGAATGGGTATAGTTTATGCAAAAGAATTAAAGAATGATTGTTTGCAAAAATTTGTAGAAAAATATTTTAAACCAAATATATCTGGTATTAATGATTTTAGATTTTCTAAAAAAGAGGCAACTCCACAAGGAAGAGTTTGGTGTGGAACAAACGATTACATAAATAAAATTTTTACTGTTGGAACTATCGGTGGCGAAGATGATTTTATAGGTATTTCATATGATTTCCAAGTTTATTATGATCCAGTTCAGCGGGAAGTTAGGGATAAGATAAAATCCTTTTTAATTGATAGTTTGAAAAACTTTGAAAGGGATACAAAATTGGACAAGTAATGGCAAAAGGAAGGTACAAGCAAAAGAAGACTATGCCACAAGTACAAGAGTATAAAAGATTTGTAAATGATAGTACAGTTAAAATTGTTGTGACTAGTGATGAAAACGTAAGCCCTAAATTAATTGGTAGTGACGAAATATCTCCAGAAAGGTATTATAAGTCTGTTCAAAGTGAGAAAGTAGCTAAGGTTCCGATAAAGTATGCATTTTATGACTGGATAAAAAAAGACGGTATTAGTTTTTTTATTGGCACAGTTTTAATTGGATTATTCACTTGGGGGGCAACTAATATTATTTCAATAGATAAAAGATTGGAAAGTAATTCAGCTGTTTATGAGCTTCGAATAAGTAAAGCTGAAGAGCAACTCTCTTCGCTACAAACATTTGCAATTACAAAAGAGATACTTGAATTGCAAATACAAACATTGCGCTCTGACATTGAAAAAAATGAAGCAGTAAAAACGTCAGAAATAGATTCCAGAATTAGCGTGATTGAAAAACAGATTCAGTATATTGAGAAGAATTAAGTTCCATAATTATGCTTATTAAAATTTTGCTTTATACTTAAAATATCCACACAGAGGCGGCCAACCCCGTCTCTTTTTTAATATAAAAATTAGCCAGATTGGAAAGTGAGGTGAGACTGATGGCATTAACAGCCAAACAGAAAATATTTGCAGATGAATACCTGATTGATCTTAATGCTACCAGAGCTTACAAGGTGGCTTATCCGAAGGTTAAGAACGATGAAACAGCCTCAGCTGCAGGAGCCAGATTGTTAAGAAATGTTAAGGTTGAGGATTATATCCAGAAACGCATGAAAGACCGGGAAAAGCGCACAGAGATCACTCAGGACATGGTTTTAAAGGAGCTTGCAAAGATCGGTTTTGCGGATGTCACAGACTTTGTAACGATTGAAGATAAAGGCGCCTACAAAGCTGTGCAGGTTAAGACAACAGATGAAATGCCAGGAGATAAGCTTGGAGCCATTGCCGGAATCAAGGAAGGGGCAAACGGTATTGAGATTAAACTGAATGATAAAGGGAAAGCCCTGGAGTTGATCGGTAGGCACTTGGGTATGTTTAAGGATAAACTGGAAGTCTCCGGCACTCTGGAAACAGAGAAAACCAAGCTTGACGATCTGATCAAGCAAATGCGTGGCGGTGATGGATAATGAGCAATGAACGCCTGTTTTTGTCAGAGAAGTACAAAGCCTTTCTTAAACATGATGCTCCGGTGGAGTTCCTAGAAGGGACAACTGCTGCAGGTAAAACAACAGTCGGCCTGTTTAAATTCATGCTTAAGGTTGCGGAGAGTCCCAAGAAGCTACACATCATAGCAGCAAAGGATACCGGTACTGCTGAGAAGAATATAATCAACAAGGATCTGGGCATTACAGATGACTTCGGGATCCTGACTGAATATAACGGCAACGGAACCAAAGACGATAAGATCCCGCATATTCTCTTTCATACTTCAGGAGGAGATAAAGTTATTTACGTTCTGGGCTATGGCGATAAAAAGAAGTGGCAGAAAGCCCTGGGCGGTCAGTACGGCTGCCTTTACATTGATGAGATAAACACGGCTGATATTGAATTTGTAAGAGAGTCAGCCATGCGGTGTGATTATTTGATGGGAACGCTTAACCCTGACGATCCGAACCTGCCAGTCTACAAAGAGTATATTAACTGCTCCCGTCCGCTTCCACAGTGGCAGGAGGAGACACCAAAAGAGATACTGGAAGAATTAAGAGAGGAACCAAAGCCCGGCTGGGTGCATTGGTTCTTTTCTTTTACCCATAATTTGGGTCTGTCAAAGGAGAAGCTGGAGAACATTATCCGGAATACTCCAAAGGGTACGAAGATCTGGAAGAATAAGATCCAGGGCTTACGAGGTAAGGCAACCGGCCTGATCTTTCCTAACTTTGACCGTAAGAAGCATGTGGTCAGCAAGGCTCATGCAAAGCAGTTTATACGGAATCAAAACGACCGCCATCAAACAGAATGGTTTGTACATTTTTCTGCAGGGCTTGATACGTCCTATTCCCAGAAGTCACCGGATACCATTTCAATGAGTTTTATCGGGATCACGAACCGAGGAAACTGCTATGTGCTTGATGAGAAGGTGTACAACAACGCAGACCTTGGAACACCTCTGGCCCCTACGGATACGGTCCATAACTTTATTGACTTCCTTGATCGCAACCGGAACGAATGGGGATTTGCCAGAGATACCTTTATCGATTCAGCGGATCAGGCAACCATAACGGAGTTTTTAAAATACAAGCGCCTGAATAGCTGCGTTTACAATTTCAATGATGCCTGGAAGAAAGAGCAGATCATTGACCGTATCATTAATCAGTTAAACTGGTTTGCCGATGCAGGAGCAAAGCCGTGTTTTTACATTGTGGATATCTGCTCAAATTATATCCGGGAGCTTGAAGTATACAGCTGGCTGGAAGACAAGGACAATACACCAGAAGACAGAAACGATCACATGGTAAACAGCGTGCAGTACGCATGGCTTCCATATGAAGTAAAAATCGGAACAGGAAGGAGGGCTTCATAAGTGGGTTGGTTTAAGGATATGTATTTTAAATTGCTTAAGATTGTAGGAGCAAAAGAGAGGCAGGTGGTTATAAAAGAACCGCTTTCCTTTCAGGGCAATGTACTAAAAAATAAGATCTGGTACCGTGGAGATCCGTCAGAGCTGGAACAGTTTTTTAAACAGACTGCCTACTGTGATGTGTTTAAGGCTAGGTTCTGGGCTTCCGTTCCGTTCCGAAAAGTAAGGAAGATCCATTCTGGCATTGTGGGAATTGTGGTGGACCGGTTTAAGGATATCATAACCTCAGATCTAAATGATATCAGCTTTGGAGAAAAAGGAGCCAGCCAGCCTTTAAAGGAATTATGGGATGAGATTGCTGAGGACAACAACTTTGAAGGACTCCTGGGCGAAGCGGTGGCCGGCGCGCTGTCAGCAGGTGATGGCGCGTTTAAAATAAGCCTCGATCAGGTCAGTAAATATCCGATCATAGAATTTTACGAAGCTGATCGTGTGGATTATAAATACCAACGGGGTAGGCTAACAGAGATTGTCTTCTCCACAAATTACTTATATCCGGATAACAAAGAAAAGGAATACCGCTTAGAAGAGACTTACGGAAAAGGGTATGTGCTTTATAAACTCTTTGACGATGCTGGAGGAGAAGTTCCGCTTAATACTCTTCCGGAAACAGCAATCTATGAAGATACCGCCTATGATGGGGATTACATCATGGGAGTACCCCTTATCTTCTTCTCATCAAGTAAGTGGAGGGGACGAGGGAAAGCGCTGTTTGAGGGTAAGACAGACGATCTGGACGCCCTGGACGAAGTGATTAGCCAGTGGCTTGATGCAGTGAGAAAAGGAAGAGTCAACCGGTATATCCCGGAAGATATGGTTCCCAGGGATCCAAATACAGGACAGCTGATAGAGCCAAATGAATTTGACAATGATTACATAGCCATCGGTGCAGTAAAGAAGGAAGGATACAGCGATAAAATTGAGGTAGTTCAGCCTCAGATATCCTATGAAGCGTATTTAAACAGCTATACTTCCTTTTTGGATCTGGTTCTGCAGGGGATCATTTCCCCAGCAACTCTTGGTATTGATCTGAAGAAGACGGACAATGCAGAAAGCCAGAGGGAAAAGGAAAAGATCACTACTCATACCAGAGGGACATTGGTTAAGGTGCTGTGTAAGGTTCTTCCTGAGCTTGTAAGTAAAATCATGATGACTTATGACCAGATGCAGGAAAAGGCTCCTGGGGAGTACAAGGTTTCCGTCAAGTTTGGAGAGTATGCAGCCCCAGGCTTTGATGCCGTAGTGGAGACGGTCGGCAAGGCCCGAACCAGTGGAGTCATGAGCATAGAAAAGTCCATAGATGAAATGTACGGCGATACTCTGACAGAAGATGAAAAAGCAGAAGAGGTCAAGCGGATCAAGAGTGAGCAGGGGATCTTTGAAACAGAAGAACCAGGATTAAATACGGAAGGGGTGAAGGTAGATGAAAGTGAAGGTGATGAACCGCCAGTACCAAATGAGCCAGCTGGAGTACCAGGGCCTCCTGAAAGTGGCAAGTGAGCAGGTTCCATTTGGCATTTACGCCGTTGAAAAAAAAGATTATGCAGAGCTCCGGTGTGATAAGTGCAAAAGCATTACCCAGCTGAAAGATCTTACCCGGAAGTTTAAGTCACAGGGATTTAAAGTTTTAGCAAACGGCAGGTGATCATATGAATGAGTATGATATCTCCGCCGCTTTTGAAGCGATTGAACAGGAACTTATCGCCTCCATGATCAGAAATATGAACCGGCACAGGGCTGAGGAACTTAAGGAGGGATATGACTGGTCCATGTGGCAGGTAGAGCAGCTTAAGGCTCTGGAGAAATATAAGCTGGAAAATCAGAAGAAGTACAGCAAGCAGTTTAAAAACATAAATGCCCAGATCGGAGAGCTTATCTGGCAGGCCAGACAGCAGGGAGGCATGAAGCAGGAGGCGCATATCCTCCGGGCTATCAAGAATGGCTTTAAAAGCTATAAGCCCGCTTCGGCAGCCATGCAGGCAGAGTTTTTCAAACTGAATACCCGGAAGCTGGAAGCCCTGATCAAAGCGACCGGTAATGATATGAAGAAAGCAGAAACCGCAGTCTTACGAATGGCAAATGACCAGTATCGTAAGGCTATTTTTAATGCCCAGGTGTATGCCAACTCCGGAGCCGGTACTTATGAAAAAGCAGTGGATATGGCCACCAAAGATATGCTTTCCAGGGGGCTTAACTGTGTAGAGTATAAGAATGGTGCACGCCATGCTCTGTCAGATTATGCAGACATGGCAATCCGGACAGCCAGTAAGCGGGCATATTTGCAGGGAGAAGGGGAGAAACGTCAGGAGTGGGGAATCAGTACCGTTATTGTAAACAAGCGGGGAAATCCCTGTCCCAAGTGCCTCCCGTTTGTAGGTAAAGTACTGATCGATGATGTGTGGAGTGGAGGAAAGGCATCTGATGGTCCGTATCCTCTTATGAGTGCAGCCATTGCAAGAGGACTTTATCATCCAAGGTGTAAGGACAGCCACAGCACATATTTCCCTGGAATATCTACAGCAGAAGATACCTGGACCAGAGAAGAACTGAAATCAATTGAAAAATCTTATATACAGGAGCAGGATCAGCGATATACCCAGAGGCAGGCGGATAAGTATGGCAGGCTTGCGGAATATTCCTTAGATGAAGAAAATCAACAGCACTATAAAAGAAAAGCTAAACAGTGGAATCATATCAGGTTTAAAACCGGGGACATAGATAGTAATGCATATATGGAATCAAAAAAGCCGCTGGCTCAATTTAAGGCGGTTCCCAAAGAACGCGTGGTAAATGTGCTAAGGAAGGAATCTGAGGTATGGATTGATAATCTTACAAAAGAAGAAAAAGATGCAATACGAAAATATACGTACAATTCCGGAGATAAAAGCCCCAATCGATTCTTTGAAAGGCTTAATGCTATGCTGAGAGGAGCCGATCAACCGAATGATAATCTTATAAAATATGCAGATACTATTTCTGGTACTATTAAAAAAAATAAAATTAAACAGGATGTGATTTGTTATAGGAATTTAGATATTAATCCGTATACCGATTACAGCATTGGAGATATATTTAGAGAGCCACAATTTACCAGCACATCTGTTATATCCGGTAAAGCTCTTGATAAGAAATTTAAAATTACATTATATGTACCAAAAGGCAGCCCTGGTGCATATATAGAAAAAATAAGCAGATTTCCGCAGCAAAGGGAATTGTTGCTTGACAAGAATTGTTTATTTAGAGTAATATCAAAGGGTAACGATAGTATAGAGTTGGAGGTAATTCCATGAATAAAACCAATAAGGAAAAAGAGGCATACGAGGCATACAAAGATAGAATTTCAATGCCGGCATGTCCTGTTAAACTCACACCAGAGGAAATTAAAGAACTAAAAAAGCAAGGAAGGATTTGATACCATCAGTCAGTAAATTGACCGGTGGTATTTTTATATTCAAAAGTTGCGATCGTCGCAACAGATCGGAGGCAGTATGAACCGGATAAGAGAGGATCCGATATAATAAAATATTATTACAGATAAAGCGCGCTGGATAACCTGGGCGCTATTTTATTGCATAGAAAGGATGAGATCATGAAGAAAGAAGAATTTATTGCACTGGGAATTAGTGAGGATCAGGCAGCCAAAGCCGCAGAGGCTTCGAAAAAGGAGCTGGAATCCTATGTACCTAAAACTGATTATGACGCAGCCAATCAGGCAAAAGGGCAGCTTGAAAAGGATATCAAGGACAGGGATAAGCAACTGGAAGATCTAAAGAGGAATAGCGGGGACAATGCAGAACTGAAAAAGCAGATTGAAACCCTACAGGCTGAGAACAAAGTGGCCATGGAGAAAAACGAAGCTGACATGAAGGAGTTAAAACTTTCAACTGCCATTAAGCTGGCCATTGCTGAGTCTGCTCAAGACGCAGATCTGGTAACTGGTTTGTTTGATAAATCTAAGCTGATTCTTTCTGATGATGGGAAGGTTACTGGTTTAGAGGAACAGTTAAAGTCCATAAAGGAATCAAAACCATTCCTGTTTAAAGAGGTTAAGCCAGGTACAGATACGAAGCCTGGATTCCGTCCTCTTGGTGCACCCGGTCAGCAGTCCCAGGAAGGAAACAAAACCGATGATGGTAAGGTAGATATGAAAGCAGCTATTGAAGCAAAGCTTCAGGCTCAGATGCCATCCAAATAAATTTTAAGGAGATGAATAACTATGGCTATTACGTTAGAAGAAGCAAGAAAAAATGTGCAGGACGACCTGCAGATCGGAGTGATTGATGAATTCAGAAAATCCAACTGGATTCTGGATCATATCACGTTCGATGATGCCGTTTCCCCAACCGGAGGCGGAGCAACCCCTACTTATTCCTACACCAGACTGAAAACACAGCCTACGGCGCAGTTCCGTGAGATTAATAAGGAGTATACACCACATGAGGTGACTAAGGAACGTCATTCCGTGGATATTAAGGTATTTGGTGGATCCTATCAGATCGACCGTGTTATCGCCAATATGGGAGGTATCGTATCTGAAATCGATTTACAGCAGTCCCAGAAAATCAAGGCGGCTCAGGCATTGTTTAATGATACCTTTATTAACGGTGACAGTGCAGTGGACAGCAACGCTTTTGATGGTCTGGAAAAAGCCTTAGCTGGCAGTTCAACAGAGTACAATGTTGGATCGTCCACTATTGATTTATCCACATCCCAGATGGTGACGGATAATTTCCAGTACTTTCTGGATATGCTCGATGAATTCCTCCGCGGACTTGATGGAGAACCCTCTTTCATTGCAGGCAATACCAAACTGATCTCTAAATTGAGAGCGTGCGCAAGACGTGCCTCTATGTATCAAGTGACTAAGAGTGATTGGGGAACAAATGTGGAAGCCTACGGAAATATTCCTTTCGTAGATCTGGGAGCAAAACCGGGAACTAATGATGAAGTGGTAAACATTGACGCAACCAAAGGTACCACATCCCTCTTTGCAGCAAGACTGGCACTTGATGGACTTCACGGCGTTTCCTTTGCAGGAGTAGCGCCGGTGCAGACCTGGCTTCCTGACTTTACAACGGCAGGAGCAGTAAAGACCGGTGAAGTGGAAATGAACGCAGCAATCGCCTTAAAGGCTTCCAAAGCAGCTGGGGCATTCCGTAATATCAAAGTAAAATAAGGAGGGTTTTCCATGAAAGTATTTGCACCCAACAAACAATATACAGGTACATCCGCCAGTGTACCTTTTTTAAACGGCGTGGGAGAGACAGAGGATCCTCGCCTGTTAAATTGGTTCAAAAATCATGGCTATGAGCTGGAAGAAGAGGCCCAGATGAATTCTGCGAGTGAGCAGACAATTCCACAATTTCAGATACTTCCAGGGGAACTGGGAAGTATGAAAAAAGAAGAATTGAAAGCTTTAGCTGATGCATTAGAATTAAAATACACGACCAGTGCAACTAACGAACAGTTGATTGACATGATTAATATTGAGTTAAAAGAAAGAGAGGCTTCTGAGTAAGATGGCCTATGTCCCCTATGTAACACCGGATTATTACAAAGAAATCTATAAAGGCAGAACGGTACCAGAAGATGAGCAGGAAAGAGCGCTCCGACAAGCCAGTCGCCATATTGATTCCCTGACCTACAACCGAATTGTGGGTCCGGGATTTTCCAGTTTGACCGAGTTTCAACAGGAAGTCATTCAGGAAGTGGTATGTCTGCAGGCGGACTTTGAGCATGAGAATGCTGACGAGATCAACACGATTCTATCAAGTTATAGTATCAATGGAGTAACTGCGCAGTTTGGAAGCTCCTGGAATGTGTTCATGGATAAAGGCGTCGCTATGAAGCGTGATGTATATGCGCAGCTGTCCCAGACTGGCCTATGCTGCCGTTTAGCGAGGTAAGCCTATGAAATACCCATGTTTAGTGCCGAAAAGCCTGTGCAAGACGGATATTCATGTTCACTTAGAGAGTGAGGAAACTAACAATCTGGGAGAACCAAAATACAAGGCTGATCTGGATTTAAAGTGCAATTTTTAGGACCGGTCAAAGACAATTCTAACAGCAGAAAAAAAGCTGGTCCAGATAACCGGTACGGCTATGTTTCCTGGCGATATCGCGCCGGACTTTCCAACCTTAAGCGGAGGTACCGTTACGATATTTGGGGAAGAGAGGCGGATCGAACAGGGAACAAAGAACCGGAATCCGGACGGTACTGTAAACTTTTGTACTTTGGAGGTGGTCTGATGCAGGTCAAATCTACAGTGAAAATGAATATGCCACGGATCCGGCAGCTAACGCAGGCCGCCATAACGGCATTAGAAATGACCGCCGATGCATTACACACGGAGGTTGTTCAGGCGCAGGTTATGCCGTTTAAAATTGGTAATATGCAGAATGAGAGTTTTGCCCCTGATTATGTGGAATCCTCAAAAGGTAAAGTACAGTTGGTAACCAGCACCCCATATGTGAGGCGACTCTATTACCACCCAGAATATAACTTCCAGACGCACGAGAATCCAAATGCAAAAGGACGGTGGTATGAAGATTGGTTACCTGGAGGAAGCAAGGCAGATTTTGCACCAAAGGAATTTAAGAAGTTATATAAGAAAGTAGGTGATGTGTGATGCTATCTATAAAAGATATCCGCCAGTATATCTCCAGTTTAAACATTGCTGCAGACGACAATGTCTATATGGGAAAACTGGATAATAAAAGTCAGAAATCCATTGGAGTTTATAGCCGGCCGTCGTCCGGACCTGCAAATATCGCCATTGGCGGACTGGAATGCACCACCTATGATACCAAGCCGGTTTCTCTACTGGTCCATTGGAGTAAAAGCAAGGACGAGACAGAGAGAGCGGCTTTTGAGTTGTTTGAGAAACTAAGATGTGTAACCAGCCTTACCATAGGAGATACCCCTATCAATTACCTGCGTCTGATGGTTCCTGAACCGCAGGACGTTGGTTCAGATGATAGTGGAGTGTATGAATATGTGATTTGGCTGGATTTTATTTATGAAAGGAACAGGTGATATTAATGGGAGACGCAAAGGTATACCCAGTAAATAACAACAAGTTTAAGATTGGATTAAATGGGCTTAAGGATACAATGACCATGATTGCCAACCTGACGAATTTTGCCCCCAGCATTGAAGGTGGCGTGGAAGAGTGGAACGCAATGGAGCATGAAGGTTGGGGAGACGCTATGATGACCAGCAAGAAACTGTCATTCTCTTTCCAGGGCAAGCGTACTTATGGAGATCCGGGTAATGATTATGTTGCCGGTCTTGCATGGAAATCCGGTAATGATGTGGTAGCTCCATTTGAGTGGGAAATGCCTTCTGGTTCAAAGGTGGCTTTCGATGCGATCATTAATGTGACCACTCCGGCTGGCGGCGATAGCACGGCGGTTGATGCTCTGGAGTTTGAAGTGAAGTGCAAGGGCAAGCCAAATTTTACCCCGGCGGGGGCGTAGATTCTGCGCCGCCCGCGGATCCAGAAGAACCAGAAGAAAATAAAGAACCAGATGTAGAGCCAGGAGAATAAGACCTGGCTCTTTTTAAAAGGAGATAAGATTATGGCAAAAATGATTGATATTACTGAGAAACTTACATTTGAGGGAAATCCCTCTTTACTAATTAAAGGAAAAAAGCTGGAAGTAAACGCTGATGCGCCTACAATGTTAAAAGTTATGGGACTTATGGGGTCTGATGATCCGGGAGTAAGTGAGATTTTAAAAACCTATGACATGATGTTTCCTGAAAAATCGAAAAAGGAAATCGAAAAACTGGGTCTTGGTTTTAATGATTTGATTGTGGTCGTCCAGGAGGCTGTTGGTCTGATTGTAGGAGGAGTAAGCGGCCAGGGAGAGCAGTGACCCGTACTACGATCTGTTTGAGGACTGGGATCTTATCATTTCCAGTTTCCTTTCGCAGTACGGGTTACGTATTCGCACAAAAGAGTTTGAGTCTGTAAGTTGGGATGAATTTAAGTCTCTTCTTTCCGGAATCGATCCGGAAACCCCTCTGGGGCGTATGGTAGCGATCCGATCAGAGACAGACAAGAATGTTATCAAGAACTTTAACAAAGACCAGAAACGCATACATGATGCATGGAGAAACCGAAAAGCAGAAACAATGCCACCGGAAACCTATGATCAGGAAATGAAGGCTCTGGAGCAGATGTTTTCGCAATTGTGCGGGAGGTGATTATAATTGAAAAGACTAAAGTAAAATGTCCCCATTGTGGATACGAGCAAAATATCTTATACGATAAAAAGTACGCATCCTGCAAAGGTGTTTTTATACGGTGCAAAGCAAGGCACTGTAAGAGAGATTTTGAACTGATAATTAACAAAGACAAGTAGTGCCACTGTGCCGATGTCTGTCTGATGCAGATAAAGGTAGGTGGTATAGTTGGCTGACAGTGTAGGGCAGATCGGGCTTGATCTTGTCGTTAATCAAAATAATTTCAATAGGCAGATGGCCGGTATCCAGGGACTGGCCAAAAAGGCAGGAGCGGCACTGGCGGCCGCTTTTGCTGTTAAAAAGATCATTGATTTTGGTAAGAGTGCAATTGAACTGGGGTCAGATCTTACAGAGGTTCAGAACGTTGTTGATGTGACATTTCCTAAGATGTCGAAACAGATTGATGCCTTTGCCAAGAATGCAGCGCTTTCTTTTGGTCTTTCTGAAACAATGGCCAAGAAATTCACGGGTACTTTTGGAGCCATGGCGAAAGCTTTCGGATTCTCAGAAGGCGCTGCTTATGATATGTCAACCACTCTGACCGGTCTGGCCGGAGATGTGGCATCCTTTTACAATTTGTCACAGGACGAGGCTTATACAAAGCTAAAATCCGTATTTACTGGTGAGACAGAGACACTTAAGGACCTGGGTATTGTAATGACTCAGAATGCCCTTGATGCCTACGCTATGGCAAACGGATATGGCAAGGTCACGGCTAAAATGTCCGAGGCTGAAAAGGTAGCCTTGCGATATCAGTTTGTGCAGGATCAGCTGGCACTTGCCACGGGTGACTTTAGCCGAACCAGTGACCAGTGGGCCAATCAGGTGCGTATCTTAAGCTTGCAGTTTGATTCCCTGAAAGCCACCATAGGTCAGGGACTTATTAATGTATTAACTCCGGTTATTCAGGTGATCAATACCATAATCGGTAAGCTGATGAGCCTTGCCAATGCGTTTAAATCCTTTACTGAACTGGTTACGGGGAAAAAGAGTGACACAACCGCCAGCGTACAAGCTGTTGCGGATGCGGCAGACAACGCTTCTGGTGCAGTGAGCGGAACCGGTGCAGCTGCCAAGAAAGCGGCCAAGGACATTAAGGGAATGTCCACCGGTATTGATGAATTGAATGTCATAAGTCCGGATACTGGATCCGACAGCTCTGGTGACGCTGGAGGGGCTGGCGGTTATGCTGCGGATGAGTTTGACATGGGTGAAATGGATACTTCCGGAGTTGAGGAAGCCAGTAACAAGTACCAGGTATTAATTGATAGAGCGCGAGAACTGAAAGATCTATTTAAGACCGGTTTTAGTATCGGTTTTGGAGACACATCAGTTATTGACAGCATTCAGAATTCCATACAAGGTATCGGACAGAACCTCAAAGGGATCTTTACGGATCCGGCGGTTTTAGCTTCGGCTGAGGAATTGGGAAACCAGATAGCAGTAAATCTGGGAAAAGCTGCAGGTAGCATGGCTTCTATAGGGGCTACACTTGCAGATAATTTGCTTGGTGGAATTAATAAGTTCTTAGAGCAAAACGGTCAGAGGATTAAAGATTATCTGGTATCCATGTTTGATATCAGCACAGAGATTGCCGACATTGTGGGTAATTTCAGTGTCGCATTTGCAACGATTTTTTCCGCTTTTCGTAGTGACAATGCAAAGCAGATCACAGCGGATGTTATAGGCATTTTTTCAAGTGCCTTTATGGGTGTGACGGAGCTGACCACAAAAATAGGAAGAGATGTTTTGGATGCTTTAACGGCCCCATTTATCCAAAACAGGGATTTTATTAAACAGACTCTTGAAGATACATTTTCTGCAGTAGAGCCTATTTTCTCCGAAATAAAATCAATTGTTGATGAAGCATTTACAAAAATCAATGAAACCTATGATACTCATATCAAGCCAATGCTTGATTCGTTTAAGCAGGGTTTTACAGAAATAGCAACAAAGTTCCTGGAGCTTTACAATACATATTTCCTTCCGATACTCACAAATCTATCCGTACAGTTTCAGGCGTTTCGAGAGGAATATTTATCCCCTCTGATTGATAAATTCATGGAGTTTACGGGTAAAGTGGCAGATGCAATAACTGTGCTCTGGGAAAACGTGTTAAAGCCCTTTATTATTTGGTTCATGGAGGCGGCAGCTCCAATTATCGCAGAATTTGTCCAGAATGTGATAGACGGATTCTTTCGGTTCTTTGAAGGTGTGAGTAAAGTTGTAGGCGATATTTTAACAGCTTTAGGCGGCTTTATGGATTTCATTGTGGGAGTTTTCACAGGTGATTGGGAACTTGCCTGGGAAGGAATCCATACATTCTTTAAAGGCACCTGGGATTCGATGAAGGATGCGTTATGGGTTGTAATTAATGCCATTGCATCTATTATTAAAACCATTATCGATGCAATAAAAGCCGAATGGGAACTTAAGTGGAATCTAATTAAAACGTCTCTATCAAATACCTGGACCTTAATGCAGGACATTGTCTCTAGAGTTTCTGAAGTCATAAGAGATAAATTATCAGAGATCTGGGACAGTGTAAAACGTACCATTGAAGAGAAATGGGGTGCCATCAAAGAGTGGTTTGATCAGATCTGGCAGAAAATTAAAGATGTATTTAAGCTTGATGAAATGACACAGATCGGCAAAAACATGATGGATAAATTCTGGGACGGAATGAAGGGAGTATGGAACGATATTACCGACTGGCTTGGTGGAATCGCGCGAGCGGTTGGCGATGCTTTCGACAAAGTTATTGATGGAGCGAAAAACGTATTTAGTAAGGCTAAAGACGACGCAGAAGAGAAAGAGGAGAAAGATTCCTCTGGGCCAGGTAGTACGAAAGGTCATGTAAGCAGTGGTCCCGGAGTAAAAGGTCATGCAACCGGAGGATTCCCGACTTCCGGCAGTTTATTTGTTGCCAATGAAAACGGTAATCCGGAAATGGTTGGTAACTGGGGCGGTAAAGCAGCCGTTGCCAATAACATGCAGATCACAGAAGGCATTACAAGGGCAGTGCAGTATGGCATGAGATCTGCCATTGCTCCGTTAACCTCCAGCATAAGTGCCATGGTTAACAACGCCACCCCGCAGCTATCCCTGATCGGAACCACAGGACGCAGTGCAGAAACAGCAGATCAGGTTCAGAATATGGCAAATCAGGTCATGTCAATGCCAACAGAATCCATGTCCGATCATTATCTGTCCCTTATGGTGGAATTACTGCGCAAGATCATAGAGCTGATCGAAGCAATGGATCTGACTGTAAATATTGATATTCGAGAGATTAGAAGCAAACTTGCCGATCTGGATAAGAGGAGTGGTTTTACAATGAGAACAACGTAAAGGAGGCGGTACTGTATGGCAGTAATAACAATCAATGGTCGGGAGTTTCCGTCTCCCGACATTGGTGGAAATTTAATTGTTGCTACAAATGTAAGTGATGGTAAAAATGCAAAAGGCGAGTTTATTGGCCAGAGAGTGGGAAGGGATCAGCATAAATTTGAGGGATTACAGTGGAAGTTTTTAGATGCTGCCACCTGGTCGGCTATGCTGCAGGAGTTTGATAAGTTTGTGGTCACAGCCAGAATTCCAGATATGGTACATAACCGTATGATGACAATTCGAATGTACCCAGGTAACCGGACGGCCACACCAATAGAGTTTGATAAGGAAGGGCTTCCCACCATGTATCAGGATTGCAAAGTAAATATTATTGATTGCGGGGTGATTGAGTAATGCAGGCAGCGAGCACCCAATATAAGGACCACATGAAGTCAAAAGACCGCCTGCGCAACCAGACCTATATCAGGGTTACCATTGGTCTGATCAACCAGCAAGCCCAGGCCAGCGCTTATGTCCCCAACAAAGAAAACTATACCTATTACAGCAGTTTTAAAATGCCTTTAGATAATTATGAGGTCCAGGAGCTTTATGCCACCTGCGATCAGGACTATACACCTGTAGATGGGAGCATGTACTTCCTTCCAAGAGCCAGGGCGGATGTGGTATTAAATCAAGGGATTGTGTCAAAGGAACTTATGGGACCGGTGGAAATCCGGTTCCCAGTCCAGCACGATATTAAGGGTCTGACTGTAGAATTTGGGAAAGCCTTTCCGTTGGATTTTATTATAGAATCGGATAATAACTCGATGGAGATTACTGGGAACGCAGCCGGGCATTTTGTAACAGAGGAGATTTTTGCAGGTGCAACATTCCTGCGCTTTACGCCATCCCGCATGGTAATTGGTCAGAGTCGCTTCCGGATCCATAAGATCACAATGGGAATCGGGATCTACTTTGATAATCAGCGGATTCTGTCTGCTACCAAAAAGGAGCATATCAGTCCGATCATGGAGGAGCTGCCGACCATTGACTTTAATCTGTCCGTGAATAATAAAGACAGAGCATTTGATATTGAGAATGAGGAAAGCTCCGTAAACTTCTTAGAGATTGGCCAGAATATAACTGTTCTATACGGGCAGGAGCTTGAAGACGGATCCGTGGAGTGGCTGCCAGGAGCAAAGGTGCAATTAAAGGAATGGTCTGCCGACGATGAGGAAATGACTTTTTCCGCCTCTGATCGGTTTGACTATATGGACGGAACTTATCATAGAGGTTTGTATCGCCCGGACGGAATCAGTCTGTATGACCTGGCACTTGACGTGCTTTCCGATGCGGGAATTGATAATCGAACTTACTGGATTGATAGTTATTTAAAGTCTGTGAAAGTGGTAAATCCAATGCCGGTTGTTGCGCACAAAGAAGCCCTGCAGTTGATTGCTAATGCTGGCCGGTGTATACTCTATCAGGACAGAGAGGGGAATATCTTTCTGAAATCCAGCTTCATTCCGGCTATGGAAGCCAGTTCAGATAACGAGACTTATTTCAGCCATGCAGGATCCGTTCTAGATAAATCGTCTAAGAAGCCGTATGCAATGACTACACAAAATTATACAAGCGTAACAGCTATGCAGTATTTTCTGCCAAGACAGGAAGAAGGGGTGATCTACCTAAATGCTGGATATGTCTCAGAAGCAGTGGCAGGAAGTGATGGATCCTTTGCAGTCAATCCAACCGTAGAAATTAGCCTGGAGGCCTCTTTCAAATGCTTCGGGTTGACTTTGGAGTTTGGCAATAATAATCCTTTGGAAATGGTCTTTCACGCCTACCATGACGGACAATCGGTGGAAGATTACACAGTAACAGATCTGACTGCAATATCGGTCATTAGCCATGAATTTGAGGAGTTTGACAGGCTGATCTTGGAGTTCACTAAGGGATTTCCGAATAACCGGATAGTTTTAAATAATATCACTTTTGGGGACAGAACCGATTATGTCTTTGAATACGGCCATGAATTAACCAAAACGCCAAAGGGGACACAGCTTGCCAAGGTAAGGGAGCTGCAGGTAATCAGGACGCTTTACACTCAGTCAGGAGAGAAAAAGGAACTGGCAAAAGAAACGATTGTGGTAACGGCTGCAGATAACCGGTATACCTTTTACTTTACCAATCCGGCGTATGACCTGTCCTGCGTGCTTACGACACCAGAAGAGGGGCAGACGGCAACTATTATAGATAGCAGTAATTATTTTGCCACAGTGGAGCTTACAGGGGTTACGGGGACTGTTGAGATTTCCATATCTGGTAGAGAGTATACAACTGCAAAAACTAAAGTAAGCCGGCAACTAAACCCAACTGGAAGTATGGAAACATGGGAAAATCCTCTGGTGTCTGATGCGGTTCATGCCGCCAATATTGCGGACTGGATCGGTGATTATTTAAAATCAGATCGGCAGTATGATCTTCAGTATCGTGGAGAGCCCAGGATTGAAGCGAACGATATCGCATTTCTGGAGAATAAGTATGTACCTGATCTTCTCCTGCGAGTATATGAACACACTTTAAAATTCAATGGAGCCTTAAGCGGTTCTATAAAGGCAAGGAGGGACATGAGCAATGTGGCAGCCGCCAAAGACTAACTGGAAGGAAAATGACTTCTTTAACATTGAGGACTATAACCGCATAAAAGGAAACATAAATGAGATCTGGTCACAGGCACTTCTGCTCTGGCCGGATTTTGAGTTTGAGGAAATGGGGCTTGATAAGACCTATCAGGATTATGGATTCTATGCGGATGAAATTAACCGATTCGAAGCAAACGTAAATCATATTTGCACGGGGACTTATCCCTTTAAGGTGGGAAGTCGCCAGACCTTCTATGATAATCAGCCCTTTATTGATTGGAAGGAACTGAACCGAATTGAGGAAGCCTGCCGGTTGATCTACAGCAATATACAAAGCCGTTATTACGGCAGAAAAATATTATCTTTTACATTGAATGGAGGTACTTTTTAAATGGAACTAAAAACAGATTATAAGGATGCTATGTTTGATGGCCAGCGCCGGTACCGCCTGATCCCAAATGAAGACGGAACTTACAGTCTCCCGGATGAAACAACGTACACCCAGAAAGGCGATAAGTTTGGAGCCAATGATATAAACGCCACGAATAAGGCGATTAATCAAATCAATCATGTGGCAGAGGTTACTTTAACTGCTGCGGGTTGGAATGGTAGTTCAGCTCCTTACACACAGACAATTCCGGTTCCAGGGGCAACAGAAGACATGGAGGCTATGGTGGTGAGTGCCTTGGAGGACGCAGCTGCAGAGGCAGCCCAAAAGTCTTACAGCAAAGCCTTTGGCATTGTAACAAGTGGGACAGCTTCCTTGGGTGATGGGACGGCTACTTTTAAGGTTTACAAAAAGCCGGTATCAGACATAAAAATAGGACTGAAAGGGGTGTAAATACATGGGAAAGATATGGATGCCTGGAGGTGGTGGAGGTGCCGATCTGGATGTGGTGACTGCGGGAAAGCCCGACGTGCTGGTTGGAAAAGTAATAGTTGATAAAGCCGGTGAGCCATTAAACGGAACAATGGTAAATCGAGGCGCGGTGAGTCAGGCATTAGGAGTCAATGGTACATACACTATACCAGAAGGGTATCATAATGGATCAGGAAAGGTTACACAAAACATTCCCATACAAGGTGCGGAGGTTCCAGGTACTGATAGAGCATGGGCCACGAATGTTTCATGCTGGGAAGGAGTAGCTTGCCTGGGAGTTCGAAATGCACACTATTTAAATGGAGTGAATTGGATTCAGGGAAATATACCAAATTTCTATGCTGGTAATATAAAAAAAGGCGTTAACATGGGAGGGGTAGTCGGCACGTTTGAGGGCTATGTTCCTACAGCTACGGATTTATATTTGAGAGGAAACAATATAAGAGGATTACATAGCGGTACCGTGTCCTTTGATACCGGACAGATTACACTAGGTGCCAACAGAACATCAATTATATATATTGATAATCTTAATTTTACAGGATACAACTGGCTTAATATACAAGGGTATGCTAACAATGCCGCAGGAATTACAAAAACATTGCGGTTATACCAGATGCCAAGCTCTACAAGTAGCAACTTACTTGGATATTTAGATGTATCTGGTTATGCTGCGGGACAGTATACTTATGGGTTTGATCTATCAACACATCAAGTGGGGGGGCTGTATATGCGATTGGAGTTTTATCAGATGGACGGTGCGATTTATCGTATTTGGCTAACATAAGAGGAGGAATTGGATGAAAATATATGTAAATGATCAATATGAAATTATTGGATTAGACAAAGAAATGGCAGGTTATAAACAGGTCTTCAATACAGACCTAACAAGATCCGATCTTTTTGGAGACTTATGTGACGCCTGCATTCAAGGTTATAAATATGAACCCTTATACGAAATGTTGTTTAATGAAGACGGGAGCAATCAGAGAGATGAAGATACCGGAGAAATACTCTACAAATTTGACAAATGTGGAAATAAGAGTACGCAGGGTTTTTCCTGCCATCCTTTTGTTCCCTATCAGATCCTAATGCTTATCCAAAAGCAGTTTGAAGATTCTCAAAAACAGATTAAGGTGCTCAATGCTCAGATAGAGTACATGTCCATGATATCAGGGATAGAAGTGGAGGCAAACAATGAGTAAGAATTATGAAAAAGTAAAACGGCTTTATGATACCGAAGCTTGGTCGTTAAACTGGGTGCAGGGCGCGGTCAATCGGTGGATCACGGCAGCTGAGTACCAGGAGATCACCGGAAAAGAATATGAGGAAGAGTGAGGATAATAAAAATGGATAGAATTACAGAATTGCTTGCCCTGGCATGGGGAAGCCCAATTATTAAACTGGTTATTTTAGCAGTGGTGATGGATACCTGCTTCGGCTGCATAAGAGCAATTAAGGAGCATGAATTTAACAGCTGTTTCGGAATTGATGGAGCGATCCGCAAGATCTCCATGGTGGCGTCCCTGGCGTTCCTCCTGATACTTGATCGGATTGTACATCTTAATCTGATCGGCTTCATTCCGGAAGCGATCCGGTCGTATCTGCCGGTTAATGGTATCGGAGTGGCGGAGTTCTTCGGTCTTTTGTACATAGCGTATGAGCTGGTGAGTATTCTTAAAAACATGACTCTGTGTGGTCTGCCGGTGAAGCGGTTGTGGGAGACAGTGAAGAAGTTCCTTACACAGTACACGGACGAGTTGCCAGATAACACTTAAGCTGTTGCGACCATCGCAACGGTTGTGATGTAACAACTTTACGGACCTGGGATAATCCTGGGTCCTTTTTCGATTGGAGGAAAAACACATGAGTAATGAAGTAAATGATTTAATTAACAAGGCAAAAGCTTGGAATGGATATCTGGAAAAGAAAAGCAATGCTAATTTGGATGAATTTACAGTCAATGCAGGAAGTAACAACTTTACCTGCTTTGCCAGGGATTACAAGATACATACCGGTTACAACCTACAGGGACAGGCGTGGTGTGCTATGTTCGTATCAGAGATATTTGTCCAGATGTTTGGTCTGGAAGCTGCCAAAAAGCTCCTGGCCGGTAAGTTGTACCATTATTGCCCAACTGGTGCAAATCAGTTTAAAGCAGCCGGGCAGTGGCATACCTCACCAGAGCCGGGAGACGTGATCTTCTTCACGAACGGGACACGGGCATATCATACAGGTATTGTCACAGAGGTTACTAGCACCAAGGTTAAGACTATAGAGGGAAATACTTCCGGGGCAAGTGGCGTGATCGAAAATGGCGGGGGAGTCTGCCAGAAGTCCTATAGCTTGTCTTATGAGCGAATAATGGGATATGGCCGGCCAGATTGGAGCATTGTGAAACAGCCGGAATATACTCTGGGCTGGAATCATGATAAAAATGGCTGGTGGTATGCTGATACAAAGTCCACTTACCATAAATCCTGCTGGCAGATTATCAATGGCCATAAGTACTATTTCAATCCAGATGGATACGCCGTTACCGGTTGGCAGGAAATTGCTGGGAACTGGTATTATTTTGAGCCCAGAGCCGGGCACGATCTGGAATGTGCACTGTATGTATCCGATCAGGAAGGGGTGCAGCATATTGGAGAGTTTCGGAATTAG